AACTGCGTATCGAATGATTCTCCCTGATAGATTGGCAGGTGTAGATCCTGACGAAAGTCCTTTTGAAATTGACACCCTCGACCCTAGGTCTACTTATGTTGTTTATAACAGTGGTTTTGGCAAAAAGCCCTTAATGGCAGTTAAATATATCAAAAACGAGGAAGAAGAAAGGGTCTACAGTATCTACACAAAAGATACTTATTTTGAAATAGTAAACGATAAGATTATAAAAGAAGACCCTCATGTCCTAGGGGATATTCCAATAATAGAATACCCTGCAAATAATGCAAGATTAGGTGCATTTGAGGTTGTTCTTCCCTTGCTAGACGCAATTAATAATATTACATCATGCCGAATGGATGGCATTGAACAATTTATTCAATCGTTCATGAAGTTTATTAACTGCGATATTGACGAAGAACAATTCCTTGCCCTAAGAGAGTTAGGGGCATTAAAAATCAAAAGCGATAGAGACCTTCCAGCTGATGTAGATATCGTTTCATCCGAACTAAACCAAACCCAAGTCCAAGTAGCCAAGGACGACCTTTACCAAACAATACTTATTATCTGTGGTATGCCTGATAGAAAAGGTGGAAGCAGGTCAACTGGTGACACAGGGCAAGCGGTTTTACTAAGAGACGGATGGAGTGCTGCTGAGGCTAGGGCAAAAGACACAGAATTGATGTTTAAAGGCCCTGAAAAGAGATTCCTAAAGTTAGCCCTAAGAATACTTAGAGACACAGCAAACTTCAATTTAAGGCTATCTGAGATAGATATTAAATTCACCCGAAACAAGACCGATAATTTATTAGTTAAGACCCAGGGCTTACAAAACCAATTAGAAGCAGGTATTCATCCACAAATCGCTATAGCCCATAGTGGATTATACAGCGACCCTGAACAGACTTACCTTGATTCGTTACCCTATTTAGAGAAATGGTTAACAGCGAAAGCAACATCTATACCGGGTAACAATAAACCCGACCCGGGAGGCGATTAACAGCCTATGGATTTAAGTGGCAGTTTGCCACTTGAAATATCGGAGATAGAGAAATCTCCTAAATAAAACACAAAAACAGAGAGAACTGTAAACTCAAAATTCAAATGTGCGGAGATGCACTTAAAAAAGCGCAGGAGGTAATTTTATGAATCTTAAAGAATTATTAGGAGATGCTTACAAGGAAAACATGACAATTGACGAAGTTAATGAGGCACTAGCAAACATCACAGCACCTAAAACAGTATCCAAAGAACAGTGGGATAAAACTGCTTCAGAACTTGCATCATCTAAGAAACTAGTAAGAGAATTACAAGAAAAATTAAGAGAATTAGAGGAAAGTTCTATGACAGCAGAAGAAAAGTTAAAAGCAGAAACAGAAAGAACACAGGAACTACAAAGAGCACTCTCCCAAAAGCTTTCAGCATTGAAAGCAAAAGAAATATTTGTAACAGCAGGACTATCTGAAAAAGACTACTCACCTTTATTAGACGTAGTAGTTTCAGATAGCGAAGAAACCACCGTCAATAGGGCCGAAGCAATGATAAAGGTTATAAACGCTCAAAAGGCAGCAACGGAGGCAGCAGTTAAGGCTGAATTAATGAAAAATACACCTGCCCCCGCACCTGGCATTGTTGATGATGGGAAAATCACAAGAGAACAATTTGCAAAGATGACCTTAATCGAAAAACAGAAATTTGCAAAGGAGAACCCAGAGCTATATAAACAATTTTATAAGGAGGAATAAACAATGAGTCTTAATCACAGCCATGTAATTTATGACAATTTTGTACTAGAGAATGAGATAGAAGATCAATATAATTCTCATCTTGACCTAGTACGCTTTTGTACCGTAGACAATTCGCTAGTAGGTGTGGCAGGAGATAAAAAAATTATCCATGTATATAGTGCGAGTAACGGTACACAGAAACTCGCAATGGGCCAAGGAAACTCTAGAAATATTGAAGTTTCCTATGCTCCTGAGGAATACGTCATTGGACTTGCCCAAAACAGGTTTCCATACTATGACGAGGAAGTAATGAAAGACCCCATGGTAGTTCAAGTTGGTCTAAAACATATGGCAACCGACATGTTTAATACTGTCCAAGGTGAGATTTTCTCTGAATTTAATAAAGCTACACTAAAAATCCATACTGGTGGAACTAACCAAGCTATTAACTTTGGACACTTTGCTGACGCAGTCGCTCTACTTAATCTTGAAAACATCGAAGATGTGGAGATTTTCGCATTTGTGAATCCTACCGAGATGGCGAATCTTCGCAAGACTTTGAAGGACGACTTGCAGTACGTTGAAGCGTTCGTTCGCTCTGGTTATGTTGGTACAGTGGCTGGAGTGAACATCTACACTAAGAAGAATGCCAATACTGGTGAAATCGTAGTCGGTATGAGAGACGCAGTTACTCTATTTAACAAGAAGGGCGTAGAAGTCGAGCAAGAACGTAACGCTAATGTCCGTTTGAACGAAATTTACTCTCGCAAGTATTATCTGGCAGCTTTAACCGACGCTACAAAAGCAGTCAAGATCATTCGAGATGCGCCTTCTCTAATTAGTGCTGAAATAGACGGTACCCCAACAGTAGGAGAGGAATTTTCTCTAAATATTGAACTTGACGGAGTTCCTGTCGGAGATGTTACCTACACTTACAAATGGCAGAAAGCCGATTCAGAAGATGGCACCTACAGCGACATTTCTAATGCAACCAACGCTACTTATGAACTACAACAGGGAGATGCAACCAAGTGGATCCGTTGCAAAGTTAAAGCTACTGCAAATGCTAAGGGTGAAATCATTACTGCTCCCAAGCAGGTAGCGGCAGCTAGCTAGCAAAGGCTGTCAAAATTGTTAGGGAAAACGATCTGTTAGGTTAAGAAAGGAGTTGGCATGAGTGGCCGAGATGATGAACAAACTTAATCAATTAAAAACGCTGTTAGGTAAGCAGGACGACAATAGCGAAGATGATTTGCTACTCATGCTCTTGACCCTTTCTGCTCAAAAGATACTAGATAGGGTATACCCTTATGACGACAAAATCGAAGAAGTACCCTCTCGCTACGCTACAAAACAAGTTGAGATAGCGGTATACCTCTATAACAAACGTGGGGCCGAGGGGCAAATTTCCCATAATGAAAACGGCATTAATAGAACATACGAAAGCGCAGATGTTCCCGAAAGCCTCATGAAAGGGATAACCCCTTATGTGGGGGTGTTTGAGTGAGAACGTTAGAACGTAATAAACAAACGATTTATTACGCTTTGTACGAGGGCAAAGAACCCCTAACAGATGAGTATGGAAATCCAACAGGGGAGTATGAAATCACCTATTCATTCCCTGTCAAGGCCGCTTGGAATGTGGGCTTCGTTGAATCAGATGCAGAGGTTGAAATGTTTGGGATAAAAGCATCCTCTACCCTTCGGATTGTCGCTCCAAAAGACGGTTTTCCGCTGGATGAAGCAAGCATCTTATGGTACGGCAAAGAGCCTAAAACGCCATATGACCCGACAAACACAGAACACAATTACGCCATCGCTGGGATAAGACCGAGTTTGAATGAATTGGTATTTTACGCACGAAAGGTGGATATTTCATGAAGAAAATCACCGTCCAGCTTTCCGAAGATTCAATTTCAAAAGCCATCAGAGAACTTGAGAAATACAAGGGTGAGTTGAAAAATAAGGTCCATTTACTTATTGAAAAGCTCACCGATTATGGCGTAGAAGTCGCCAAGGCCCAAGTCAGGGAACTAGGTGCCTTTTATACAGGTGAATTAGAAGAAAGTATCACAGGTTACTACAGTCCCTCTACACAGGTAGGAATTATCAAAACAGGCGTTCCATACGCAGTTTATGTCGAGTTTGGAACAGGTGTTGTAGGCAAGGGCTCAAGCCATCCTGTCGCAGATTTACAAGGGTGGAGATATGACGTAAACAATCATGGTGAAAAGGGTTGGTGGTACTTCAACGAACGAGACCAAAAATGGCACTGGACCAAAGGAATTGAAAGTCGCCCATTTATGTATAACACCGTTCAAATCTTAGAAAGAGAATGTATGGAAATAGCAAGGGAGGTATTCGGCCGTGATTGATATTGAAAATATAGTATTTGCTAACATAGCAAACGAACTACGAGAACAATTCAATCCGATATTTATATATGGCGAATATGTTAAAGCCCCTGCTGATTTTCCTACAGTATGCATTGAGGAAAAAAGTAACGCCGATTATTACCGCACACAAGACAGCAATTCAGAGAACCATGCTTCGTTGATGTATGAGGTAAATGTTTATTCCAACAAACAAGTCGGCAAGAAAACCCAATGCAAAGAGATATTCAAAGCTATAGACGAACAATTTAAAGAAATGGGCTTTACTAGGATTTTGAAAGAACCTGTACCCAATTTAGAAAACGCAACAATCTACAGAATGATTGGTCGATACACAGCAGTATCATCTGCTGATGGAAAAATATTTAGGAGGTAATGAGATGAGTGATAGAAACGCTATTAGTACCTATGGTACAACCTTAAAATGGGGATCAAGCTCGGGATCACTTAGTAAAAAAATCGATATAAAAGACTTCCCCGATCTCGGTGGGGCGCCGGAGATTTTGGAAACTACCACCCTTTCGGATGCTGCTCAGACATTTATTCTCGGGATTCAGAGTTTAAGCGCTATGGAGTTTACAGCGAATTATACTAAGGCTGATTTTGAAGCTGTCGAAGCTGATGCTAATACTGATTTGTATTATGCTCTTGAATTCGGTGACAAAGGAGATGAGGGCGTTTTCGAGTGGCAGGGTCAACATTCCGTATATGTAGTGGGGGCAGGAGTTAATGCGGTAACAGAGATGCGGATTGTTATAGCCCCTTCAACAAAACCTAAATTA